TGACCAAGTTCAGTGTCTAGCCCAGCAACCTCAGAGCGAACTTTTTGCTCTATGCCTTTAAATACTGTGTCAGTAAACGCTGCTCCTGGATTATCCTGCTTCCACTGTCTAACTGCTCGCAAAAGTTTATCATCGTATACTTGTAGTGCTCCAGATAATTGCTCAAAGTTTCCCCCACCAATTTCAATTGACTTTTTCCATTTGTCAATACCAGTCTCTTCAAAACTTTCTAAGAAAGCATCAATTGTCGAAACAGTTCTGCCCTGACCTTTAAAGTTTGTGATCTCTGGTGATTCATCATTCATAGCCTTGTTTACTTGACCTTGAAGTTCATATCCAAATCCAGAGACTGGGCTTGCTTTTGGCATTTCAACATTTGTGCCATGTGTTTCGTTATATGTCTGAATTGCTCTTTGAAGATTTAAAAGTTCTGATTGAGTTTTTTCATTTGTTACAACTATAGTTCTAGATAACTGATCAATCGGCATTGAGGTAGACGTTTCCACATGGGAAAATTGTTGACTCTCTTGTTGTTTTGCTCTAGGATTATAGAATTGATGAAGGCTAGCATCTGGCCCTGCAGTTCCTACCTTTTTTGGAGCATTTGCTGCTCCAGTAGCAGTTAATTGTCTTCCTCTTTCTTCTGCAGCATCGGCTGCTGCCTCAATTACTCTCTTTACATTAGTAACCAGAGATGCTCTTAACTGCTCTAAAGCCTCTTCGCTAGTATCAGTAACTACTCTGCCAGTTGATCTTGCGTATGCCACAAGTTTTTCTGCGGTAGTATTGTTAATAAACTCAAACTGCTTTCCAATTTCATCCGCAACTGCTGCTGGGTCAGATGAACGACCACGCATCTGACTAATAAATGTTTGCTGGTCAGAAGTAACAATTCTTCCAGTTCCGCCATTGTATCTTTTTACTGCATTATTTTGTAGTGCTGCAACTAATTCTGGATTTTTCTTTACTGTATCTTTTGTAAGAACTACTTCTCCAGGAGTAAGCATTGCAGGGACTGTATCTTTGTCTCCTCTTCCAGGAACAACTCCTCCCTGTGCAAACCCCATTGGAGGTTTTGGAAGTCCTGATCAATCCTGGTGATGATGCTGCAAGTGCTCTTGCTTGGCTTGCTGCATTTGAATATGCAAGTGCTAATGCGTCTACTGAAGATTTTTCAACATTAAAAGTAGATATAAGTTGTGAGTGTGATGTGTGTAGTGCATTTGTTTGTGCAAGGGCTTCTGTTTGCTGTTGTGTTAAATAGTCAAACCCTCCACCAAGAACTTGATTTTGTCCGTTAAGTTTAGCAATTCCATTACGTAATAGTGCAAATAATTTAATACCATTTGCAACGCCATTCATTAAAATACCAAATGTCATCAATAGTATTGGGGCAAGACCTCCAACAACGCCAATAACAATTGCTATGGTCTTTTTTGTTCCATCACTTAGACTGTTAAATTTTGCTAAAACTTTTCCAACAAATTCTACAACTGGTGTCGCTGCTTGTAAGAATGCTTTTCCTACTGGAACTAATTCATTTTTCAATTGCTCAATAGATTTTTTAAATTTAACTCCAGTGGCATCTTCTACTTTTCCAAGTTCTCTTTCAGATAAGATTGCTAACTCTTGTACAGACTTTCCTGCTAACTCAAATGCACGAGAAGCCTGAGATCCATCTTTTGTTACATTCTGAAACAGTGTTGAAAGTCGAGCAAACTGGAATTTACCAAACATTTGCTCAATTGCTCTTGCTCGGTTTAGAGGATCTAAAGTATCTAGAGCCTGGGCAAAACCAATAATAGTTCCTTTAAGGTTTCCAGCATTGGCTTCAACAATTCCCTTAATGTTTATACCCAGGTCTGCTAGAAAAGCGCTTGCTTTTGCTGATGGATTAATCATAGAAGCAAGACCAGACTTAAGTGCGTTAGCACCTTCTGATGCGTTAATTCCGCCTTCCTTCATTGCAGTCATAAAGAATGCAAGATCTTCTACAGATCCACCAAGTTGCTTCACAACTGGTCCAGCCTTTGGAATAGCAATTGTTAAATCTTCAATAGAAAGTACAGTTTGGTTTTCTACTGCGTTAAGAAAGTTAATTTTTTCTGCAAGTTGTTCTGAAGATATTCCAAAAGCGTTTTGTAAAGAAATCGTGGTTTCAAGTGCTTGCTGTTGTTCTACTTGTCCCAGAACGGCTAATCGTGTTGCTTGAATTACTTGAGCCTCAAGAGCATTTCCGCTAAGACCCATTGCTGCAGCAGATGCTGCCATTTCAATAGTATCTTTTACAGCAATGCCATATTTTGTAAATTCTTTGCCTAGTAATTTAATCTTTTCAACGGCTTCATTAGTGTCAGCCATAGATGTATTCATATCTCCATAAACTCTAGAGAATTTTATAACAGCCTGTTCCATTTCCATAAACACCTTGGCTGCTGTTGATCCAAGAATTGAAAGTGGTATTGTTAGACCAACCATCAACTGACGACCAGCCCACTGAGTATTCTTACCAAAGTTTAGAAGTTGTGTTGAGCCTTGTTTTAGTAGTTGATTTAAGAACTGCTGTCTTTGTGCAGCCATTTGTGTTCTTGTTGCGTAGTCAGCATACTGACCATTGACCATCCTAAGATGCTTTGGAACTACCTGCAAAGTTTTAACAAAATTGCCTGAAGCATCTGACAACTGTATGTATTGAGCCTGAAGAGATTTTACTCTATCTTTACGAGCACGATTAATAATTTCACGCTCTTGGGCAAACATTCCTTTGAAAACTTTAGTGTTTGCTGTCGCTGCAGCAGCAGTATACCTAAAGTACTCTCGCATTGAGAGTTGATTTTTTTCAAGAGCAGAAGTAAAAGAGGATGTGCTTGTTGCGATATCTTTTTGAGTTGCAACAAATTTTCCAGTGGCATTGATTGCCTGCATGAGTTGGTCATTTAGACCCTTTTGGGCATTGGCAGCAGCGACATTGCCCTGAGTTAGTGATTGATTAAAACGGCTTAAACCCGCCTGTAACTGACGTAAACTTGCAAGTGCTTGACCAGTATCAAAATTGATACTTATATTTGCATTTACGTCAGACAATTCATTGCACCCTCTTTACTGTTTTATTTTAGTGCGCTCATCAATGCTGCTGGATCTGAAAGTTGAATTCCAGATGCTGCATCAATAATTTTGTACACTGTAGGAAGGTCTAGATTTTCCTCCAGTTTTTCTCGATCTTCTGATAGGTCTGGAACATACTGCTTAAATGCAATCTGAACACAATCTAACAATACGTCCATAGACTTTTCGTTATCATCTGCTACATCAGCCAAGCCTGTAAACGCCTTCATAAAAGGTTTTAGCAATGAGATTTTTAGTGGCTTTGCTTCAAACTTTGTACCATCAATTAGTGATAGTTCAACTTTTTCAATCTTTTCTGACATGTACTTCCTCCAATGTGAATTAATTAATTATACCATAGCCAAGCGTATTTTTTAGCCTATTCTTTCGTAATCCATCCCCATGCCGATTCCAAAACCAGCCTTTTGAGCATTGATTCCTTGATATGCTAAAATGTCATTTGCGTCAGTTGCCTTTCCACCTGAGAAGACTCTTGCCTTCATTTCTTCCCAAGCGTTCTTTTCATTTTTATTCTTATCTAAATCTACACCCTGCATTGCTGCTAAGAACTTCTTTTCTTGATAGTCTAAGTCTCTTGCACTTGATAGAGTTATAATTAACTCTGGCATAGATAAAGAATTTTCTAGTTCTGCATAGTCTTTCCATATGCCTAGCAGGAAAACCTCAGATTCTAGTTTTGCAAGATCTAAATCATCCCAACTTGATCCGCTATCTACTGCTTGTTTTTTTACTTCTTCTTCTGAGTCTTTGTTTATTTTAACTCCCGCTGCAATTTCAAGAATACTGTAGATTATGTCTAGATTAATATATTCTTCAAAAACCTCCTGAGAAACTGCAATCTCTGGCTTATACTGTTCCATACAGGTCCTAGCGCAAACGGATAAAGCAGATATGGCCTCTAGGTCTCCATTTGCTATTTTAACATTTTCAAACTCAAGCATAAACTTTCTAAGATATTTTATTTTTAATGGAGATAACTCTATTTCTGTATTATCCATTAATGATATTATTTTTGTTTTATATACTTCTGTAGCCATATTACAAGTATACCAAAACAAAACAGAAAAGCCCAGACTTTTTACGGTCTGGGCAAGTCTGCAATATATTAAGTTATATTATGCGCCTGCTGGGATTACACGATCAACGATCTTTCCGTATGACGCTGAGTCATTTGGAAGAAGGCGGAATGAAACTTCAAACATTGTTGCTTCATCACGCTTTGCTGATACTGAAACATTCTCAATTGAGAGTGCACGGTATGCAACGTAGATACGTTCAATAGATGAACCTGCTTCGCAGTCACCTGTTCCTGGACCAACTGCAACTAGACCACGCTCACATCCTTGCCTGCAATAGCAAACAATAGATTTTCGAGAGTTGACTCTGCGAATGTAGTATTCAAGTTAACTTGCATGCCTTGCTTAAACAACTTAGCAACGTCAAGAACCTGATCGACTGCAACCTCACCAAAATCTGGTTGGAATTGAAGTTCCAAACCATTCATGGTGTAACCAACATTGCGGAATGAAGCGTCATCTGTTAGAGAATCTCTAAATGATGTCGCTGCTTCGTATGCTGGAAGGTCTGCGTCTGTTAGCGTACCGTCTTCATATGTGAAGAGAGCCGCTGCGCCAACGATGATGTTAGCGTTCGAACCACGGGTATATGCCATGTATTTCACCTCTTTTTTCTTTTTTGGAATTAAGGGGCTTGTTTCCTCAATCTAAGTATAACAGCCTTTTTAGATATTTGATAAAGCGCTATCTTGGTGGTAGTCAAAATCAATGATGATCTTGTTTCCTCCGTAGGTCCTTGCTGTGCCAAAATCAATTATGTCTGCGACTTCCTCAAGTTGATAGACCTTAAATCTATGAAATCTAAATTTTGGGGTGTGGCCAGCGATTGTTTTACCCTGCATCCAGGAGTTTATCTCTTCTGCTGTTTCGTCCTCTCGGTCCATCAACCTAAGTACCGTCTCTGTAGTTGCTATCATTTTGTCAGTGACTCCCTCTTGAGTTGCGTAAAAATAGTATAATAACTGTTCGCATTTTATGTGGGGAAATGGTGTCCTTCTCATTCTTATTAGTCTGTCAAATGTGCATTTTAAACCTTGGTATGGTAGATTTTCTCCATT